ACGCGACATTGTTTGCGCCAGGCGCAAAGGTGTATTGTCTGTAATCGGATGTGTTCAGTGAACTTTCACCAACACCACCAATCTTGGTCATCAATTGATATGGGCGACTATCAAAACTTGACGCATCATCTGCCGACAAGACTTTGTAGTAAACCAGAATTTCACCTTCAACAGGTTTGTATGCATCTAGGTAAACGCGCAGGTCGCCCGCATCCAAACCATCTGCCAGTGTTACTTTTCTGGTGATGTATGTTGCATATCCCGGACCGCCCGAAGCAGAATCTTCACCCAAGCAGACCGCAACGGCATTTGATGTCGATGTGGTATCACCTGAAATGGTGACTGTTGGTGAACCTGTGTAACCGGAACCCGATGTCAGAATTTCAACACCTGTCACGACATTCGCGGTGACGATGGCGCGACCTGTTGCACCCGAACCGTTACCACCAGAGATTGTTACGGTGACATTACTTGCATTTGAATATGCAACACCGCCATTGGTGATTACGATATCTGTGTTTGACAGACCTAGGTTGTTGATGTAGTTTTCGACAGCAATGATACTCAATCGTTCTGTGTCAATTACTGGCGACACATCCACATTGTCTGTGTCCATTGACAGTTTCAACTGGAACGAAGTGTTGGTTGCAGTCAGTACACGGCGACCGGTCGAATCGTTGAAATCATAGTTCTCACCGATTTCGAACAGCTTGAATGATTCTTGTGCGCCGGTCGATTCTGTAACAGAAGAGAATCTTGCATCAATTGTGGTGCCTGGCAGAATCAAGTTTTGTTGTGTAATTTGGAACAAATCCAACGCAACATTCGAAGTTGGTGGTTCAGACAATGCGAACACGACTTCTTTAGGTGATGTTTCGAATTTTGCCTTCATCAGTTTGAACATCAAGTCTTCTTCTTGGATTGGAGTCCAAGTTGTAGAGTTTTGTGACTTGAACAACGAACCAAGATATGGTTGAGACGAAATCAAACGGTTTGTTCCGTAAATCTTGTCACCGAAACGAGACAGATAGACGCGATACTTGAAGCTGTTTGCCAACAAGACGACCGCGTACTCTTGTCCCGGATTCAGATAAACTGGTGCTGGGAATTTGACTTCTGTGTACAACGCAGAGTCATCAAGAGGTTGCGTTGTCGCGGTATTTGCATAACGCGCACCCAATGTTGACGAATCAACTTCATTGATATCATCAGGGTCAACAAACGCAGTTGCGAATGGGAGAATCTGAGACGCATGAGGGAAACCGTTCACGACAGGACGGATTTGTACCTGTAGAGGAATTGTTGGGTCTTTTGTTTCAACCATCAAACGCAGACTTGTGACGAATAGACCTTTTGGATAAATCGACTGGTCAACCAAAATGGTTTGTGCCAATGGGTCAACCCAATCTGTTGTCTGTGTTGTCTGAGTTTCGGTACGAACAACAGTTGTGGTGAATGCACGCTCATCGGTGATATCACTACGAGTCAGAACTGGTGTACGGGTTGCAGTGACTTCGCGAGTGAACGAGTTCAGTGTACCTTGTGCGAAATAGTGTGCGTCACCGTTTGTTACGGAATCGGCAAGTTCGCCACTTGAGGTATCAGACAAACGAACAACCTTGTCGCCAGTACGGAACTTGACGCCTGTTGCTGGGTCTGGAATGTTCAACTCACCATAAACTTCACCGCGAGTATCCGTGACCAATTCACCGATTGAGTACACGACTGGACCTGTTGGAACTGGTGAGAAGTCTGCACTGACTTGTGCTTCGCGAGTCTGCACATTGTATGCAGAAATTGTTCTTGTCAGACCTGCACCTGTGCCATTTGCGGATGCAATGGTGATTGTCTTGCCGACCAAGAATGTCGAGTTAGACGAAATCGAATTTGCCGCAGGACCAAGAATGTTGGTGTTCAGTGTGATGGTGTTCGCGGTGATTGTATCGGTATTACCTGAGAAGTGTTCATACGACAGAATACGCGAGTTCGCACCAGCAATTACATTGTTGGCGTTAGCAGAACGCAAGAAGGTATTGTTCGCAGTGATGAATGCAGAGTTGCCGTTTGCACCACGAATGTCAGATAGAACAATCTTAGCAGGGAACGCACGAGCGACCTTGGCATAACCAAGGATTTTGTTTGTCGCTGGTTCGAAAATTTCGACATCTTCGTTGTTGCCCGCTTCATCGACAAACAGTTTGTTTGTTCCGGTGTGTGCAAGGTTTACAATGTTCAGACGGTTGACATATTGCGATGCCTCGGTCTTGTCGAAGAATGTGTACATACGGGTTTGTGGCAAGAAACCTTTACCAATGAAACGAATCTTGCTCTTACGAACAAACGGAATCAACGAAGAGTCAATCAGTCTGTTGCCTGTTACTGTACGGATTTCCGCAGAACCAACTGTTGTCAATACACCTGTTCTTTGTTCGATTGTATCAACAGAACGAGAAATGGTTGTTTCGACAGTATCGGTAGTTGTGATTTGGCGTCTGTTTGTAGGGTTTGCAGTTGATGTCGAAGAGACAAGTGTTGTTCCCAAAACAGTATCAACTGGTTCGCCGGTCCACACAGTTTGCCAATCGTTCCAGACAATACCCGCTTGTTGTTCAGCGGCGATGAATGCCGCACGGTCAATATCATAAGTGATTGTATCTGGTTTCTGTTCGGTGTCGAACCAGACATCCGATGCAGGAGTCAAATCCATCTGACCAAGGAACAAAGCAGAGTTGTATGGGTTTACATTTTCGGACTTCGATGCAACATTTTGTGTGACGAAGTTTTCTTCGGAATATGGAAGCAGATACAAAGGACCTTTGCGTGTTGCGCCATTGTCTGAGTATCTTTCCAGTCTGTAGTTTCTCTTGTAGAATGCCGCACGAAGTTCACGGTTGCGCGAGTCAATCGAACAACGGTAGTCTGTGTTTAGAACATCACCAACACTGTGACCTGTGAATGGGTCAGCAATGATGCCGTTCTTGAATCGTACAAGACCTGTTTCACTGTCGATGATTTGAACATCGTTTGCTTGCTTCTCTAGGAAGTTCAGTGCGGTGTAGTATTCGATTTTCTGGACACGCTTCTCGATATTGCCGATATCACGCATGGTGAATCTGCGGTTATCAATGTATTGCAATTGAACATTCGCAACATTCGCGGTGTATGGCGGAACGACCAGTTTGTAGATGGTCATACCGTTTTCTTCTTCCGCAGGTTCTTTTGGTTTCAGTGCAGGAATGCCCTTGACCAATTTGATATCGCGGTCAGATGTGACGATTACTTTATCGATGCGACCCAAGTAGTATTGGAAATCTGCTTGCAAGTCAATACCAGTTGCAGGCAGAGTGATGTCTTTGTATTCACCAGCAACACCGGAAGTACCCGCTTTGCGGATTGGTCGGAAGTCGAAGCAGTCACGCAGTTCGTAAACCAGACCACTTGATGGTGAGGTGTAACGAGGAATCGAATCGTAATCTGGATAAGAAACGACATCGAAGTACGAACCGGTTGTCACGGTTGGTGCAACTGAGTGATTGAAAATATCCGCAAAGACCACGACATTGCCCGTTGGACCAGAGAATCCCGGTTTCAGCGAAATAGAACCGTGTTCATACGAATCGTCTCTTTGACCGTTGTCAAGGACATAATTCGATGTGATATCGATTGCAGTTGCCAAGTTTGCCGTTGTGATTGCATTTGTGCCAAGGTCGTAAACCTTGCGCAGTGTGATGATATCGGCGCAGTACAAAGATTGCGGCGAGTTAGGTGTTTTCAGTGTTGCGGTATCAGCACCACGAATGAAGTTGACTTGCAGACCCGGCTGATTTACTGTCGCGGCAGGGAATACGGTGACATTCGCGTTAATCGATTGACCGCTTGAAGTTTCTACCAATGCAATATCGGCAGTACCCAAAGATTTGGTTCTACGCAGACTGTAACCCAATTCAAGGTCATACTTGTAGTAAACTTTTGCGGTTGTGCCTGTGCCAATTCCCGGCAGTGTCAGATTAACCGTTGTCTTGACAGAAGTCGAAGAAACGGCAATTTGGTTTGTCGCGTTTGCAAGATTGACCAATTGACCGGCAGTATAAACAGAACCGCCGCCTGGTGTGACGATTTGAATCAGGAAGTTTTCAACAACATCCGACGGAGACATCGGTGTAGCATTGCCTGGCGTGGTTGTCAATCCATCTGGTGTATCGAATGTTGCAAAGTTTACACCGTTGAAAGTTACGACCTGTGTTGCACGACCTGTGACGGTGACATTTGCAACCGAACCACCAACAACATAACTGTATGGAAGTGGGAACACCAATGTGTTCAAGTTCGATTCGTTGATGAATGCACTTTGATATGGGTCTTGCAGTGATGTGAACTTGGAAGTCGAAGAGACATCCATAGTTGCGCCAAGGGTGGTGCTTGTATTAGTCACAAAGGACTCTGCATCTCCAAACTGATAATCCAGTGAGAATTTTGTTGCAGTGGTTGGCAGACCAAAATCGAATTCGCGGGAGACAGTTGCGACTTTTGTACTTCCGTTGTACGATTCGATTTGGCGAAGTTCGCCTACATTAGCACCATTGTGTTGTACGATACGAATCACGACACCTTTGTAAGCATCATTCACAGAAGACGCATTGGTGTCAAGAGTAATTGTGTTTGCGGTACCGCCGGTGGCGTTCGCGCTTCTGTTACCCATTCGTACATCGAATACATGGAATTTGTAAATGCCGTTTGCGACATTGGTGACGGTATCCAAACCGGACAGACCGCTTTGATAATCTGCGGTACGAACACGCAGTTTACCAATCTCTGTTGCAGACAGAGCAGTTGTGCTGGTTGTGTTGACCGAGGCAACATTGACGCAGTGTACAGTCAAGTCGGTCAAGGTGTCCAGAGAAATAGGACCACGGACATTCGCGACATCAACATAATTTTGATAGTTGATTGTCAGGTCATAAGATGTGACTGATGCGTTGTCTTTTGCTTTTGTGTCAACAAGAACAGTTGGATATGTTTGTTCGAATTCGAAACCTTTGACATATGCCTTACCTGAACTGACCACGACATTGAAGGTGTTGACATCTGCACCATCTTTCAGTTCAATCAAGAATGGTCGAACTGTGTAGTTACCAGATTCATCAAATGTACGGCGAGCGAGTGTTTTCTCAAGCTCGTTGTACACGAAGTTTTTCATGACGCGGGTGACCAGACCACCTTGCAGTCTTACGATTTCAACAAATGAAGAATCGTCTGTGCTTTCTAGATTTCTAGTTGCAAGTTTCAGTGCTTTCTTGAATCGAGTTGCGCCGGGCGCTTGATAGTTCGAAGCGTACAGAGCAGGGTCAAGCAGACTGGTGTCTTGGTTTTCATCAACAACCGAGTTGTCAATTTCAAAACCAACTCTCAGCGTTGGTGCATTTGAATAACGGTCAAGAACGATTGTCTGTGATGGGAACTTGACAAAGTAACCATCGATGAAGAAAATGCCTTCATTGATGCTGAATGTCGAAGAATCGCCTGTCAGACTTGAGTTTGCGGTGGTTGCAGAAAGAACATCATCTTCATCGATGATTGCTTCTGTTGTGGTGAATTTTTCACCGGTGATGTATCGAACAACCAGAGTCTTTGGTTCGGTATCAGTTGCATTGAAACCTTCGATGACATATGCACGAACGCCGCGACTTGTGTCATCGGTGATGAATTTGCCAGTGAATGACTGGGCATTTGCGGTTTCATTTCCTGCAAGACGGATGTATTTTGCATCCGAGTTGTCATAGGTGAAGTCACCGCCGTTGATGATGACGCCATCACGGAAGATGTGACTACCGAAGTTGGCGATTTGACGTTGCAGAATAGACTGAATCTGAGTCAGTTCTCTCGCCTGAACCGCATATCCCGGACGGAACAAAATTTGCTGAAAGTTTTTACTTTCATCAAAATCGTCAAAGTACGGTTCAATGTTGAAATCTTGGGTAGCCATCTAAGCCTCTAGTTAAAAATTAATTGTCAATCTGATGTTTTCTGCTTGTCCGTCTGCACGGTCAGTTTTTGGATCGTTTTTGACGAAAATGATATCGCCAGTTCCCGGTTCAAATTCTGGTGTTGTGTAACTTTCAACCGCTCTTGATACCAGTGATGTGTTGCCTTTTAACAGACTACCGACGGTTGGTGTACCCAATACATTGATAAGTCTGATTGTGTTTGTTTCTTGCACATGGACTGTGCCTTGGAATGTGAAATTTTCCAGTGAACTGCCTTGATAGACAATTTCGTTGTCTGTGTACGCTGTGCCCGGAATTACAGTGATATTGGTTGTTTGTGAAATAACACTGTTCGCATTCGCATAATCCACACTTGAGTTACTTCCGTATTTATGCGGTGCCGCCAGTAGTCCGTATTGACGGAATGAGGTGTCAACTGAAATTATCCCACCTTCGGAAGAGTCTGGGGCACCAATTCGTGTTGCAATCATTACGGTATTCGCGGCAAGTTCTCTTGCAGGATTATATCCGTATCCATACTTAGGTGCAAGGACGGCGCGGACATTTGCGCCAGTACCGGAACCATGTATGATTGCATTTGCGTAAGAATATCCAGAACCTCTGGATGTGATTCGTACTTTTTCGATAGTATCGTTCAGTAGGGAAATGGATGCAGAGTAATCGTCTGAACCGTCACCTTTAACTTCAAGTCTTGTAAACACATCGATGTTTTCACCGACACTGCCTGTACCAATTGTTGGTATCGACAGATTGACGCGGTTATAGGCCGTATCGACACCGGTGATATATGTTTCGGAAACCAAGTTGCTTCCGGAAATTGCCATGTTGTTTTTGACATTTGAAGTCGAGTTCAAAGTCAGTACGGTACAACCAGTTGCGAATGTTGATGCAAGAGTCAGAGTAGAATCAAAATACCCTGTTCCAGAATCTTCGACCACAATTTCTGCAATTGAACCGTCAAGCAGGTTGTTCTGACTACTTGAATATTCCAAGTCTGCAACACTTGTCGGAACAGGCATCCATTCGTCAGTCAGGAACTTGTTCGAAGGTTTGATGTTGTACATATACTTCCAAACATAGTTGTCTGGCGTGTCGATGAACCCGTTTGAATTCGACAGGTAGTTGCCCGATGGTTGAATTGTCGATGGTGTCGCGCCGTCATTGTGTACGCACAAATAAACATCAAGTGTGTCGGTAATGACATACATCGGTTTGCTGTTGCCTGTGGTCTGCACCAAGGTGTTTGCAGGAATCGTGTCATCAAAACTCTTGTAGATGGTGTTCGCGACCCAAGGTCTGCGTGGAATCACCAGTTCAACATCACTAGTCACCACTTTCTTTGCGGCAAACATCTGACTCCAGACTTCTTTCTCTGTCGCGGTTCCGTCTGTAATGTTCGGAATATCGGCATCCGAGTTTGCATACGGAATATCATTACCCAAAAAGATGTAATGTGGTCTGTGTGGATAATTTGACGCGAAACCAGCATCAGAGAACGAATCTCTGAATCGTACCGCGTTGTCATAAGACAATTTGTATGATGTATATGTGTTTGCCATAACTTGTATTTATATCGTGTTACAGGATGATTATCATCTGATTGTTGGAATTAGATAGGAAATTCTGTGTGACGGTGATTTCCGTGTTACTTACGATTGCATTGACGGTGCGAATCTCACCATTAATCGCGACATTGCTACCAACAACCAGAATTCCTTTCGTGTTCGCGACTTCAAACTTGGTGTTGATACCGGTCACAATGTTGGAATTGGTGTTGATGCTGACCGTACCAGAAGGCACAAGACCTGCGGTTCTATTCGTTGGTTCGATTTCAATCCAGAAATTAGTTCCGTCAAAGGGACCCAATACCGAAATCGCGGAGTTTGAATAATAATCTACTGATGTGCCGGTGAATCCATAGACCACATTTCCAGATTGGGTTCTCTTATCGACATCGGTGTACTTGAATGCAAACAAAGGTTCTGTGTTTGGTCTTGTTGAAATTGGGTTTGAAGGTATCGCATTGGCTCGATAAACCGTGATGGTACCAGTTTTGTCTGTGTTTCTGTCGTAATAAGATTCAAATTTGTCGCCGTAAAATACTCTATTATTACTGGTGAAACCTGTGTTACCAAAATAGTAAAACGCACCAAGTTCAATTCTAGATACCGAACCGGAATAGTTATTCATGAAATCCATGATGCCATCGGTATCAAGTCCCGGCCCACTTAACAAATTATCAAACGCGAAGTTGTATGAAATTGCTTGGAAGGAAGAAGGTTCCAAATATGACGCTTGTACCGGCACAATGTTTGATTTGACTCGTTTGATGTTTTCATCAACAGTGTACTGACTCAGTGCCTTGGCGCCGATTGGGTGTACAAGTTCTTTGAAGATTTCTTTGTACTTACTGAATTCGGTTTTGCACGAAATGACATATGAATAATTCACATAGTATTCCGCACCTTCGATTCGGATTTCTTCCGTTGACAACAGACCTTCCGCAGAGGTCCAGCGGCCAGGCAATCTGTTGTATGTGGTGAAGATTTCGGCTGATGCCAATGCGTTGCCGTCACCCGAAGCAGTCAGGTCAACTTCTGGTACTGAACTGTAACCTCGGCCGCCTTCGATGATGCGAATTGTTTGAATCTCGCCCGCGCGGAGTCCGCCAGGCACGATTGGTACGAGCGATTCGCCGTCACCCAATACAGATGCGACATACAGAACTGCACCAACACCGTTTGCAGATGTGACAGAAGAAACAATCGGGAAATATCCCGGTTGATATGCCGAACCGCCGTTGGTGACAAGAATATTTGTGATGGCGCCGTTTGCACTGACATGACTGACTTCGGCGGTCAAACCGGAACCAGAGAATGCCATTGGATGATTTGTGAAGTTCAGTGCGTCACCCACTTCATATCCAGAACCACCTGATGTGATGCCGATTTGACCGATGATACCAAGGTCTTTCAGATAAATGGTATTTGCACCGGAACCTGCGACAGCTGGCGATTTTACATCAAGAACAGGATTGACCAGTGCGGCAGTTGCAACACTGATGTTTGTGGTCAGTATCGAACCGACTGTAATGCTGTTTGCAGTCAATGCCTGTGAAATGACAGTATTGATGTTTGCAGTATTTGAGAACCCGTAATCTACGGCATCCAATGTCACTGCACCATAGGCATCAATAGTGTCAATAAAGAATGTCACGGTATTCGGTGTGAATTCGCCTGATGAATTGACCGTCAAAACAGATGCGTTGAATACGGTGTTACTGATTCCTTCGGCACTGATTACCGCGCCTGGCTGGAAGCCGGCACCGGCATTGACAATGCTCAATTCAGAAATCAGACCAGATGCGACTCTACTGACAATTGCGGTTGCAGGAACAATTGACAATCCGCGAATGATAACTGGGTCGCCTACTGCATAACCTGAACCACCATCGATGATGTTGATTTCCTTGATGCGCGATAGCGCATTCATTCGGACATTCACCAGTTCGTTGTTCAGGTAAATCTGTGTCAGGAATTCTTCGCCTTCAGAGAAAGTTCCTTGTACACTGTTCGGGTCAACAAACACATCATAGTACGAAAGATTGGTCGAAAGTTTTCTCTCAACTGATTCGATGATGGCATATGCACCAGAGGTGACACCTGTGAGTTTTCGACTTGCCAGTGATGATGCGTCAAATGATGTGTATGTGATTTTGACTGTTGCATTTGCCGCAGGCGCAGTTGTGAATACCACTTTCTGGTATTCTTTTCTGAAGGTATAATTCGTGTCTTCGACTTGAAGTACATTGTTCACATAGACAGCAAACTCTGTAGATTCTAGAATTTGATTCAGGTAGAATTCGGTTTCTATTCCGTCTGCGGTAACTTCGGTCTGAATGTTATCAGCAATCAGAATTGAACTGTCTCTTTTCCACTTACCGTCTGATGCGCGAAGAATGTAGTTTCGTGGATATGTTACCGTGACTTCATCATCAAACAACAGTCTGAAAAGAAATTTGAATGATTCTTCTGAACCTTTTGCCAAGTATATCGGCAGAGCATTCTTAATCAGGAATTCTTTTGTGACCATTACATCTTTCGGCAAGAACGAAAGGAATGTGTTAAAGAATTGCTCTTCGAACAAATCTAACGATGAGTCCACATCAGATAGGTGACGCAGTGCTTTCGATTTGGTCACCAAATCATTGTCGTTTGTTCCTTGTTGTTCTTCCAGAAATCTGTAGTATGCCTGAATAAACGAGACAAACTTTGGATAGTCTGCTCGTACAAAATCAGGTACCTGTTCTGGAACAAGTAATGAAATTTTTTCGTTAGTTGTCATTAACTAGAACTTTTTATTAGTGAGACTTCTACAGCAGATGGGTCAGTATCATCAACGGTCAGAATTGTGTTGCGCACAGATTGTATCAATCCTTCATCTGATTCCACGGTTACTCTCAAGAATCCGTCAAACGAATCTACGCTTTCGATTGTGATGTCATTGATTGTAATCAGACCGGTTTCGTAGTTGACTGTGCCTGCATTGTCATTTACGATTTTTCTTTCCGCGTTGATATCGTAGTAAACGGTACGCAGGTTGCCGATTTTCGAATCGATAACCGCAGTTGCCGATGCACTCTTACCTGTCGCGTCTGTGATTGCCACGACCGCGCGGGAATAATCGGTACCTCTCTTGGTCAATTCGATTGACTGAATTCTTCCGTTCACAACAGTTGCTTTTGCTTCTGCGCCTGTACCATCACCTGTGATTGTGATGATTGGGTCTGATGTGTAATCATAACCGGGATTTGCGACAAGGATTTCTGAGATACCTGTGAAAGATTGTGGAACTTCTTCCAGTGTCACATTGCGCAAGGCATCTGCGGAATCAAGTACACCAAATGTTGTGGTTTGCAGTCTATCAAGTGAGTTTGTACCGCGCGAAAGTGGTACACCGAAATTCAACACATAAGATGACTTGATGCCAATCTTTGGTTCAAATCTCTTTTGCAGTTTCAGTGTGACATCGTTACCCAAAACAGCGTTGTCAATCGAGTCGATTCTTTCTTGAAGTTTCGAAATGACAACCGATGAATTGAAATCGTTGAGATAGATGTCGCGGTATTCGTACACCTGCGAGGCAGCAAGAATCTTCAATGCCTCTTGTGACAGAATGGTTTTCTTCGGGTCGTATTTGACCTTGATACCAAACAACAGGTACAAGTAGTCTGGGTCACGAATCTCGGTAGAGACGGTCACAACAGATTTTGGAACAATTGTTTCATCGATGATTCTTTGTTTCTCGGTTTGCGAGAAGAAATAACCGTCTTTTGGTTTCAGTGAGATAAACATCTTACCATAAACTGGTGGACTTTCTTCTTCACCGCCCCAGACGGAAATTGCATCGATTGTTGGATATGCCTGCTTCAACAAAACTTCATAGTCTTTTTTAGTGACCAATCGGTTCTGTGTAGAAAATTGTGCGATTGCATTGTACTTGATTGAGTCAACTGATTCGCGGTTGGAACCACCAGCGGCAGGTTCAACAGTCTCGACAACAAAATTGACCGAGTTCAACACATAATCGACAGGTGTGAATTCAGAGACTTTGTTTGCCAATGCACCTGATGTGACAAGATATGTCATGTTGATGATTGCGCCGTCTTCAAGTGCCTTACCGATTACACCGTCGCCGAAACGAATTTGGAAAAATTGGTCTCTGTTTTCTTCAAGGAAGTAAACTGCGGAATCTTGGGTGATATTCAGCACATCGGTGACAAGTTCATAAACTTCGGTCGATGTGTTACTTGCCGAGGTTACGGAAACTCTCAGTGTGCTGGTGTCCACATTCTTGCTTGGAATGATGAACACTGCATTAGGATTCTGTGAGACAGAGTTGACATAACGGAACGCAGTCAACGCACCTTCATAGATTTCCAGATTTTCGAAAATGTATTCACTACCCACGGCAGAAACGGTCACATCTTCCAACAATACAAAATTGTAAGAGATGTTGTCCAACAGACTTGACCTGAATTTTGTTCCGCGTGATAGGGTCAGTTGTGAATTCGGTGTTGCAGGTGTTGTCAGATTGACAACCGCCTTGGCGGCTCTTGACGAATGCGGAATGTACCCTAGAGTCTTGGCGTGACCGACCACCGAATCGCGCAGAATCGCGGTATCCATGAATGCCTCATTGACTGCCATGTTCAAGTAGTAGGCATTGTAGTGCGTGTTGTATGCCAACACATCAATCAGGACATTCAGACCCGAACCTTCAAAGTCATAATCCGAAAACTCGGACTGTGCCTTCAAAAAGGTCTTGAGATTTTGCTTGATTGTGTCAAAATCAAGGTCGGTAATAATTTTCTGGTTGGTCGCCATGTTATCTTGTTCTTTCTAGTAGAAATGTAATGGATAGTGGTCTTTCCACATTTACGATATTGAAGTTTACGGTAATCGTGTACGCATTGTTGTCGTAGTCAGGTGTGACCTGTGTCGATGTGATGCGCGCTCTTGGTTCAAAGTTCTTGATGGTCTGATTCAACTCACGGTCGATTGCCATCGCAGTAACCGTATCAAGGTTTTCGAACAGTAGTTTTCTGATGTTCGAACCTTTCTCTGGTTGAAACGGGCATTCATAAAAATTCGTGAGAATCAGATTCTTCATCGAATTGATAACCGCCATTTCGCCCGTATGCTTCGTGACATCCTTGCGTACAGGATGCGCATTGAAGTTCAGGTCCAAGTCTCGGAACTGTCTTTTTTCTAGGGTGAATACGGTTGCCATGTGTTATTTATTCGACCAATTAGGTAGGGTTACAAATATTTCTCCAGAAGTCCTGCCCTTCCGGTTTTTCTGATTACTTGTCTTTCAGACTGTCCAACGGTGTTCAACTTGCGCATAGTCTGGATTTCATTGGTCAACTGAACGGAATTGTAATAAAAATTCTCATCGTGGTTGCGTCTCTCATCCATCAATGATGAGACGGACTGTATATCGGCAACAATCGTATTGACTGTGTTTGATTCAAGATTTGAATACCAGATGCCGCCGATATTTGCATACATCAAGTTCGCACTTGCAATGGTGTTCTGGTGCGTGACCAGTGTGTTGTACTTGTCCAACAATTCATCATCGATATACAGACTGGTGAAGTGTCCCATGGTCGGCGCGGTGTTCGTGATACCGTCTGTCTGATACATGATTGTTCCGATGAAAGTCGCAACAGAAATTGCTTTCTCGTAAGTCATGATGTCTGTGTTCGCATTTGCGGTTTCAGGTGCATCTTTGACTCGCGACATTCTATCGGTGTGGTCAAGGTATGACAGTGCCACATTCTGCGCCACGGTATTCGCGGCAACAACGACACCTTGCAAGTCACCAGTTGCGCCAGAAGTGGTCTTGATTGTCTCGCAAATCGTAATCAGATTGCCGGTGACATTCGCAACAGGATTGACATAGTAAGTAGATGTGTTGCTTGTATCGACCTGTGTGTTTGCCAAATCATCGACCTGCCAGTCCTGCAAATACTTCGGCATCATTTTCAGACGCACGATTGTTTCTTGCGGAAGTTCAGGCACATCAGTTTCAGTTGCCTGTGGAAAACTGTATCCCAATCTTTCAAATATACCTGCCATTTTCTACCTCATAACATAGGAATTGTTGGTGGACCCGATGCGCTCGGGTGACTGTGGAAGTTGTACTTCAAAATATTCACGACATCGGTGACATGGAAGAATTGACCGAATGAACCCGACACCAAACCTGTGCAAGTGAATGACAGAGGTGTTGCGACAGGAATACCTGCGGAGAATCCACCAAGTTCAGTCACAAAACCGTAGATACCGGCACTCATACCAAGACCAGCATCAACGCGCTTGTCTGCGGTAATATTTTCGGTCGATGACAATGCACCTTCAACGAATGTATCTGCCTTGATTTTGAATTGACCGTTGCCGATGCCACCACCAATTGCAACGGACATTGTGCCACCCATGATGTCCGAACCGACAGAAATATCCATTTTGCCGTCAGTATCGACACGGAAATTCTTCTTCACCAGAATGTCATAATTTCCTTCGACAATCTGGTAACAATCGCCACGGACAATTTCGTATTTGTTGCCTTTGATTTCTGTTGTCGCGTCACCATCGATTGTGATGTTGCAACGACCACTGATTTTGACATTGTTGTTTTTCGCGACAATCGTGAAACTGTCACCTTGAATCTTGTGTACTTCATCACCGTTTGGGTGCCACTCAAAGAATGTTCCTGTGCGGTGTTGCATACGAACTCTTTCGCGGCCCGGCGTATCGTCAAACTCCCAAAAATGTCCTGATTCACTCTGCGTTACACTGTTGAACGGATAAATCGGTGGGTTATCTGGATTTGCGGCAGAAGGTGGTTCAATCCAACCACTGCCCGATGGTTGAGGTGGAAGTCTCCACGAACTGTCGGATTCTGCCATTTGTGCGGCAGTGTTCTCGACCATGTTTGCGTTTGATACGACCGCTTGTTGACCAACACGAATAATTTCTTCTGCAAGGTTGAACTGATTGATTTCTTGGTCAACCGATTCGGTATCAAGACGCACGCTGACCGACTCGACACCAGTTTCACCTTCAAGGGTGTTGATTGGTGGAATCGAAACAAACGAATTCGCTTCTTGTAATACTTGGTCTAAGGTTTTTTCTTCTGCCATTATTAATATCCCCACTCAGGGCTAACTGTCGTTGCACTTCTTTGTTCCGATTCATCGAACATCGAATCGTAAACATTTCCTAATTGAATTGCGGCGGCCTCGATTGATTCGATGTCGCCATATGTTTCTGTTGTTGCAATTGTTTGCAGGTAATCAGGTAGACCTTCAAGACTTTGCAAGTATTCTCCCGCAAATTGAATCTGGTCCAGACCTTGTTCTAACTCATCAATTTCGTTTGTCAGGTCTTTGACATCTGCAAGAACCTGATTCATCGCATCTGCGCCACCAAGTTGACCTGCCAATTCTTCTTGAATGAATTCGACAAGGTATGATTTGATGATATTGAGAATTCTCTCAAGACATTCTTTCAACACTCTTCTGAAACGGTCTGGCAGATTTCTAATCCAGTCAACAATCAATCTTGCCAACTGAACTGTCGTGACAACCAACTTCACGAAGTCTTTGATTTTCTCAACGACCTCAAGAAGGTCTTGAATAAATGTATTGATTTGCTGGACTTTCTTGGTCCAGTATGCAATTCTTCCTGACGGGTCAGCACCCAACAATGCATTGATTGCTTTTGCGATTGCTCGCGATACCTTGATTAGAACCTGACGCACATACTTGTTCGCACCGATTCGTTGACGAATTTCCAAATCCGACGGACAGACGTGCATCAATCGGTCGTTCATGAACTCGATGCCGGTGTTTGCCAAAATACCTCTTGCAAGACGCGAACCTGTTGGTTCATCCGAAGTCGGTGTTTTTGCATACTTCGGTACGCGCACACGGTACTGATAGTTGTATGCGTACTGTTTCGTATTTAGATTGAGACCCCAAGACGAACCAAGTGTAACTTTTGTTGCGCCTCTTGGTGAGACTGTACCGGCACGAACTGATTCTTTCAATGCGGCATCGGCATACTGTTCTGCTTTTGCGGTGTCATCGGGATATTTGATTTTTTCCTTTGCAAGGAAATCGGAATATTCAGGATAATCCTCTTTTCGATAATCGATGACAAGAACAACATCGCCATCTGCGGCGGCAGTAGATGCCAGTTGCGCAGAGGTGTAAGGTCCTTGAGAATTTTCAGTGACGATGACAGTTGTTGATGTGTCTGCATTTGTGACTGTGCCTGCCTCGGCATTTTCGATTTGCTTTTGCAGTTGCGCATCCAGATAGTTCTTCTGGCTAGGTGTCAATGTCTGTGATGTGTAGATGTCATCTGTTTCAATGCCGGGAAAATATCCCATGACAGTTCGAATCTGTGCCGATTCACCGTCTTGGAAGAAACCGAATACCCAGTCACCTTCTTTTGGTAGTGATTGTGATTTGCTACCATTGACAGCAGAGACCATCTGTGCCCACGGAAGTTTTTCGCGAGGCAAAAGACCGGTGTCAAATGAGTCAACACCAATGATACGGACACGCACACGGTTTAACTTGGCGGGGTCGAATCTATCTTCGACAACACCCACCCACCATACGAACTTTTGCGAACCGTAAAAATCTTGTGAAAGTGCCATTATCTCTTTTTCTTTGTGTAGATTGATGAAACTTCAAGGAATGTTTCGTGACTTGTTGGTGTAATCGAATGTCTCGTTGCAGTCACGATGTAACGACCGGACAAAATAGGATCCAGTTCACCATCAACTGATTCCGTTTTCACGGAATACTTAGGAACATCCAGTTGCACCATACTGCCTGCCATGATTTTGAAGTTGCCTGGTAGCGCAAGTTCCATTTTCTTCTGACCAAGCAAACTCAGAATTGCTTTTCGGTGGAACTTGTACTCTTGTGTATTGTCTTGTGCATTCGCGGTGCTTGGGTCCGATTCTTTGATGTAATTACTCAGTTGTCTTGGTGCAGTAAACGGATAAAACATCACACGCGAATTTACCATTTGATTTGAAGTCGAACCGAACTTATTGACATCTTTCAAATCGCCGACATTGGTTTGCAATCGAACATCAACAGAACCGTCATGAATTGTTTCGGGTGTCAAATTGGTCATTTTCAATTTTCTGGTCAATGTGTCGAAACCAATGAATCGACCTGCAATAGAGCCGTTGCGAATGTTATCGACCATGTTGTTCTGTGTCAGAATTTTCATGTTGCGCACACCAAAGAATTCCGAACCGATGTTGTCTTCGACATTCTTGACACCGAAGTTCAACTTGAATACGGTCGGCGATGCAAACAGTGTACTCAATGAAATGAAATTGTACCCGTTGAGATTTTCGAAAAACAGGTAATCGGGTTTGTTCTTGTTCGATACCGCGCGTTTTGCAATTTCATTGATTGTCTGGAACGGTGTCAGTGTCGGTGCAATGTAGTTGTATGAACCCTTTGATGGTTCAATGGCGCCGAGACCTGATGCACCGTTTGCAGGAGTAGCCGAAACTCTCAGGTAGTTTTTCAGAATTTTATCGACCATCGATGAGTATGTGCCGGTGAATACCTGTGCGACCTTTGTTTGTTCCGACAACAGGAAGTCCGGTGTGGTGAAATGCAACACATAGGTCTTTGATGACTGGTTGATGTTCACGATGTCTGCGACTTTGTAAACGCGGAATCTTTTCTGCAACTCAAGTACCTTATCTTCGACCGTCTTACTGATTTTGACATTGATGTATTCGTTTCCGTCAAATCTCAGTTTTTCCAAAAGACTGATAGCATCAATCAACACAATACTTCCGGTCATGCAAGGAGAATAAATGGTGTCATATATGATGAGTGCGTTGAACGCATACGAAACATCAAAGACGCCGAACTCGGTGCTCAGCGTCAACTCTTTAATGACTAATTGGGTAGATTGATTAAGTTGCATTATGAAAATACTTTCTGGTCAAAAATCGATACAAACTCTTGTTGCAGTGCCGGTACGAATTCTGGTTTCAGAATCTTGATTGTTCTCTTTGCTTCGTTTGTTTCCACTTCATACTGATAGTACGATTTGGTGGTCTTTGTCGTTGTGATGGTCATGTTTGTGCCATCTTCCAGAACCAGTGAATCGGTTGATGATACGATTTCGTTATATTGCGTTTGGTCGATTTCAACGAACTGTTCGGTTTTCAGATTGCCGTTATAGGTAATCTGTTCGACTTTGTAATACGACTTGACATTTGCCATTGCCCAATCGAGACCTGTCTGTGGTGCGGTTGCTTGGTCAGCATATTTTTCTTCAATGTAATCAATCAAAGTTTTCTGTTGCAATGGCCACTGATACTGCGGGTCGATGATGTCATTCATGAAAAGAATCATCCAGTGTTTTTCGACATCACCATAAAGTTTGTGTGCCAACACTTCTGGTGTGTCGCCGTCTTGAATCACATATGAATAATAGACAACCGAATTGTCTTTGAACTGGCGAGCAAGTCGGTAGTTGACAGTAATCTTGACTGCCAAATCCAAATTCTTGGTGTCGCCTAGTTTGTAGTCTGTTAGTGGAAACAGTCCGAAATATTTTGCCACGATTAACCCCCGACCTCAAAGTTGCGTTTCAGTGTCGGCAGGTCATCAGAGTAATTTCCAGATAAAGACTGTCCGATTTGCAGACCTGCGGCCTGTGCTTGCTGGAATGCATCATACGGCGATTCGATTCTGACCTGACTGTTTGCCACTTCTTTTCTGGTTTCTGTATAGTTTGCGTAACTTGATTTGGTTTTGTATTCTGCTTCTTTGAACTGCAATGACAGACGAATCGCAACAGGCATACCTGTTCCGCCTGATTGTGGAATTGGCATATTTTCTACTTCGTATGCCGAGAATCCGTTTGGTGCATAGTCAATATCAATCGACTCAAGAACACAGGTTGTGATTCTGTCCATGTTCGGGTTCTTTGTACCGTTGTAATAGAATTCGATGTCGAACTCTGACGGTGGAACCAAGAACGCACCGGCACCCAATCCACCCAAACCATTTGTTGCAATTTCTGGTGCTTGATGGAATCGCAGACAGTCAAGAATCTTGTTGACTTCTACCGCCTCTTTTTGACTCTTCGGATAGAACATGAAATCAAATCGGAATGTTCGCAGTTGCGGAGTACTGTACACCAATTCAATCATCGGGTTCAATACCATTTGTTGTGTTGCGGCAAATGCGACTCGCGCCAAATCATTCTTTTCTGAAAAGTAGGACAGAATGAATGGCGTCAGATTTTTACCCAGTCGAGTCAGAGGTGAGTCTTTCAAAACACCGACACCTTGAGTCGATTCTTGCATGGCAGTCGAGGCGGCACCAATTGCATTTAGCAATCTCGCATCGGTACCGACATTGTATTCGTTGTAACCCTGTGCATTGGTGAATGCCAGTGTGTCTGGCATATACATGACAATCGTATCTTTTGTTCGTCTCACGGTTCTCGCAAAGTCGGTGCGGAATTCGTTTGATGTCGCCGAATCAAGAACTGCTTTGACAACTTCACTCAACGCGGTATCTTGTGTCACACCGTCAATCAGACCTTGCGCCGCGGAAAAAGAAGAAAGTGAACCTGCCTCGGCGGCACTGATGCCTGCATCATTCAGAGCCCTTTGAGTTCGTTCGGCCTCCGATTTGGCGGTCGTATCAGAAGGTGCGTTTCGAAGGTTTTCCTGTGCAATGTTGTACTCGTTGATTTTCTTGAATCTATCGAGCGCACCAGATGCACTGGTAATGAGACCTGCGATTGTGTTTCCGGTAGTTTGACGGTTCTCGCGGTTTCGCGAATCACCAGATGCACTGGCGTTCGGAAATTCAGTTTTTCTCTGTTCGTTGATGTGAATGACAACATAGTGACCCTTATCGTATGCACCGATGTCTAGTGGGTACCTAAATATGTTGTAATCATTCTTTCCACCTTTATCCAGAAGCAGGTTGTTTCCCGCTTTTCCTGCGGCATCTTCGTTGCTGAAGGTGATTTGTTGAAATTGCAATTGACTCATTTCTATTTCCTGAGGAATATCGTCCGTTATTTATATGTCATACGGCAAAACTTATAAGGGTTTTTTCAAACCCCGCAACCCGCAAAAATACAAAGGAAACGCAGAGAACATCGTCTACCGTTCATCATGGGAAAGAAGAGTGATGAGTTACTTCGATTCTCACGACAGCGTTTTGTGGTGGGCATCTGAGGAGATGTTCGTGAGATACAAGAGTCCGTTGGACAATAAAATCCATCGGTATTTTCCTGATTTCATAGTCAGGATGAGAGACAAGAACGGTGTAGAAAAGACCTACATGATTGAGGTCAAACCACACAGTCAGACACAGTTACCAAAGGGTAACAGAAATACAAAGAGATTGATTCGTGAGACTGCCACTTATGCTGTTAATCAAGAGAAGTGGAAAGCAGCTGAACTGTTCTGTTTGGAACACGGATGGGAGTTCAAACTGGTAACGGAAAAGGAACTGGGGCTTTAATAGGAATCATCATCAAACAGCACACCGCTACTTATGCTTCCGGTAATAGAGCAGAACGGTAAATAAGTGCGCCTAAAAGGTGAAAATGAGAGTATAAATAGAACATGGCATATCTAATGGAACGCATCAAACAGCAGTTGGCGAAAGAAGGTTTCGAACCTCGCACCGTCAAGGCGCGTACGTGGTTGAGAAACAAGGTCAAAGACCTGAGAGTTACACCAACCACCATTATCAAAGACCGCGAAAGACTGAGAGACAGAACTTTCATCGGTAAGATGTATTTCTATTACTACGACCCAAAGACCAAAGAGAAGTTGCCGTATTACGACAGATTCCCGTTGGTGATTCCTATCGAAAGATACGCAGATGGGTTCTTGGGTTTGAACTTGCACTATATTCACCCGAAGCAACGCATTCTGTTGCTGGATGCATTGAGTGAGTACGCGACAAATAAACGATTTGATGATAAGACCCGACTGAGATTGACATACAGTTTGTTGAAAGGTGCGTCTAATGCGTATCAGGCAACACCCTGTATCAAGAGATACCTGTTCAATCATGTGCAGTCTCGTTTCGTGGAAATTACCGCAGACGAATGGGATATCGCGGCACTATTGCCAGTCGAACAGTTTGTCGGCGCAACAAAGAGCAAAGTTTGGTACGATTCCAGAGGCAAATTCTAATGGCAGATTTTAGACCATCCGCACTACTTTCACACATCAAAGGTCGTGGCGGTCCCGCAAGAACGAACCGATTCGAAGCAATCGTTCCGATTCCAGAATCGATTCTGCGTTTCCGTAAAATATCGGAAACCGAGTCGAATTCCGCATCTGTACCAAATGCTCTAGGTGCCGGTGCAACAGACCTCTCACGCGCTCTGGCATTGCAGTGCGAAGCAACAGAATTGCCGGGCCGTACCCTGATGACACAAGAGGCGAAAATCTACGGACCTGTTTACAAAATTCCGTATCAGACTCAATACAATGAAATCAGTCTGACTTTCTTGTGTACCAATGAATTCTATGAACGCCGTTTGTTCGAAACATGGATGAGTTGCATCATGGCACCAGACACGAACAATATGCGATTCCAAAACACTTATGCGACAACCTTGCAGGTGATTCAGTATGATGACTCTGTAAACAGCATCTATCGCGTAAGTATGTACAACGCATTCCCAACAGGAATTTCACCGGCACCTGTCGCATGGGCAGATGACGGTTTTCACCGACTGACAGTGCAATTTGCGTACACTAAATACGGCATCGACAATTCGGGACCTAAACCATCGCAACAAAATGAACAGACGGCTCGCCGAGAACAACTCGGAACGGGACCAGAAGGACCATGACTATTAAGGAGATTTGAATGTTACCAGTTATTGATGTACCAGTTTTCACCGTGAATTTGTTATCTTTGGATAGACCGGTTCGCTTTCGTTGTTTTACCGTAAAAGAAGAAAAGTTGTTCCTGATTGCCGCAGAGTCGGGTGACGCCGCGAGTATGATGAGTACCACCAAGCAAGTTCTGAAAAACTGCGTCTTGGATGAAATTGATATCGACAGTATTCCTGCATTCGATATCGAAACTCTATTCATGCACATCCGCGCACGCTCGGTCGGCGAAGTGGTACAACTGAAATACAAATGCAACAACATCGTTGGTGAGACTGCTGAAGGTGAACCTAAGCGTTGCAACCACAATGTCAAGATGGAAGTCAATCTGCTGGAAATTCAACCGTCATTCGGTGAAGGACACGAAAAGAAGATTCAACTGAACGAAAATGTGGGTATGGTATTGAAGTACCCAAATCTGAAAACCATGGAAAAGGCACAACTGTCAACCGATGCCTCAGCACTGATTGGATTGGCAATCGACTGTGTTGACTACATCTATGACAAGGATGAAGTGTTTTATTCAAAAGACATTCCTCTCGCAGAACTGGTCGACTGGTTTGAAAGACTGCAAACCAAGGATTTGGAAAAAGTCAGAAACTTCTTCGATACTCTACCGAGAATCAAGAAAGACATCCACTTCCACTGCACCAAATGTGGTTATGAAGAAGAAATTACTGTCGAGGGGCTAGAAAATTTTTTCGACTAATGTTTGGTTATGATACTCTGTCAAACTTTTACCAAACAAATTTTGCATTAATGCATCACCACAAATATAGTTTGACAGAGATAGAAAATTTGATTCCGTGGGAAAAATTTATATACCTTGAATTGTTGATGAATGTTTTGAGAGAAGAAGAAGAACAAACGAGACAACAACAAGCTGCAATGAAATCACAACGATAGGCAATTAAATGGCGTCAATCTCCCAATTGTTAGGTGGCAAGAAAAACCAGGATATATCCGATGTGCTGGCAGAAGCTATTTTCGGGAAAAAATCAAAACCGAAAAAGACAACAACACCAACTGCCCAAAAAGGGTCCGCAACTGTTACTGATGAGTCGCAGATTCCTATCTTACGTTCGATTGCCGCGAATGCGAGAATTTCTGCAAAGAACTCTATGGCACTGCCGGGAATTCTTCAGCAGACAAACATCATGCAGAAGAATATCGCAAAGTTGGTTCGTCTGCAAGGCGCGAATCCTACTAACAAAGCTGATGCCTTCTTCTCATCTGCCAAGTTCAGAGAGAATGCCTACGAATCCGCATTCCGTAAAGAATCCGGCGCTGGCGGTTCGACTTCACCGAAGAAAGAAGATGGTGGCGGAGAAAAGAAAGGAAAAACACTAACCGGTTTTATTGATTCTCTATTGGGAATATTCACCTCATCATTCATCAAGAAAATGGTGGTTGGTGGTGTTCTTGTCGCCGGTCTGACCAAGTACTTCAAAGACCCAGTTTTCAAAAAACAAATTGATGAAATGCTGACTGCATTCAGAAGAGCATTCATCAATGACAAAGGTTGGGAACTAATCAAGAAAGGTGCCTCAGATGTAGGAAATGTTCTTATTCTGTTGGGCGTTGCTCTCGTTGGTTTCAAACTTGCACTGAACTATCTTGCAGGTCGTATGTGGGCTGCCGGTGCGGGCATGGGTCGCGGAATGCCGATGCCAAATACACCGGGCCGCGGCGGAAAACCAGGCAAGCCGGGAAAACCTGGTGCGCCGGCGCCACGAAGAATGGGAACCGGAATTATGGGCGCGCTGACATCCTTGGGTCTGGGTTTTGGTGCTTCATATTTGATGAGTGATTCCGGCGGAGATTCGGGCGCGACAACAACTACACCAACAGGCGCAGAACAAGTATCCAATCAATCATCGGGTTCAAATCTTGGTTTGCTTGGCGGTCTTGCGGCACTACAGACAGTAAACACCGGCATCGGCGGTATCAACATGGTTTCGACCGTGATGAGTCGCAAAAAAATTGATGGTAAAGACCTTGTTTCGAAATCAACAATCAATAAGTGGATTAACAAAATTGGAAAAATCAGGTCCAAAAACTGGGGTGCGCGTGTACTAGGAAAACTCAGAAAACGCCTGATGATGAGTAAACTCGGCAGAAAAATCCTACAGAAAGCAATTATCTTTATTGCAGGACTTGTTGCACCGGGACCGGGGTGGGTTGCATCGATTGCCGCCGCGGCATTCTTTTTGTGGGATGTTTATTGGTTGTACACAATTCTTGAAGAAATCATTCAAGATATTGAGGCAGAAGATGCCGAAGCAGAAGGTGCAACAAGCGCATCACGACAAGCGAATTATGACGAAGAAGGACAAAGCAACACATCGTCTCGATTCAAAACCGCGCTGGCCGCGGCAACTGCGATACTGCCGGGACCTATGGGCATGGCGACTGCTACATCATATTGGGCAGGCCTCGCCGCCGGCGGAAACCTTGCTGATAAATTGGGCATGACTGCTGGCCAAGGTGCATACAAAGACATTAACTTTGCGCAAGTCAAAGATAAAATCATTGCGGGTGAAGGCACTGCAAAAGGTGGAAGAAATCCTTATGAGACTGTTTACGGTTTCGGACAATTTGGTTCACCATCCAAGAAATTGACCGAAATGACGATTGCTGAAGTGCAAGCATTCCAATCCCAACTGATTAACGCAACACGCGGTAAAGTCAAAGGTGTAGATTCAAACGAAGGCACCGGTGCTGTTGGTGCATTTCAGTTCACCAAGGAAACACTCGCAACTGCCGCGCAGGCGATTTACGGACAGAATTGGCAAAAGGTGAAATTCACACCAGAAGCACAAACTGCCATGGCAGAATATATTTTCGATATCTCTAAAGGTAGTAATCGAAGATTGAGTAAAAGATGGGCATTCTTTAGTGACCTTGATCCGGATTACTCAAGTCTCCGCGCACAAGGTGCCAGTGGCGGCAGCGTACCATATTTGAGTCAAATTCAAGTACCACCGCCGGCACCACCAGTACCAGCGCCGGCAAAAAATAAGACTACACCATCTGTTGATGGAAACATCTTCAAAGCACCTGTCGCGGCAAATCTAGGAAAATCTGGTGCGCCAGCAACAAACTATGTCGTGATTGACCAAAGTCAGACAACAGTTGGTGCGCAATCACAATCCGCGGCGTCACCAGCGGCACAAACAATGCCAAGTGTGTACAATCCAGAGCAATTCAATTTGTCTAACATAATGAGAGCATCTGCAATGTAATAAAAAAAGGGACCCGAAGGTCCCTTTTCTTTTACTGCATCGATTGTATTAATCGTCCAAATCTTTGAACGCATCCCAATCACCACCAGTATCTTTAGCCATCAAGGCATCGATACTTTCCGGTTCATTGTCTTTGAATTTTTCAATGACAGTATCCTCAGCTTTGGTGCGAGGTGCTTCTTCACCAGTATGACCCAGTGCCTTATCAAGGCGATTCTTGAGTTGGTCATACGATTTGAAGTTTTTCTTATCGGTGAATTCTTTCAGAGAGTATTCACTCTTCCAAAGATTTTCAAGTTTTTCATCATCACCACCGAACAGAGCAGATGGGTCAGCGAATTCAGACTTGTCGTAATTGCGATATCCTTCGACATTACGGATTTTCAGTTTGAAGTTCGAACCTTCCCACAGGTCAAAAGGATTGACTGCGGTTTCATCTGCGAATTCTGGATTCATCGCTTCTGAAATTTTGTCAAAAATCTTTTTACCAAACTTGAACAAGCGGACTTGTCCTTCATTAGCAGGATTGCTTGGGTCAGACACGACCAGAATGTTGGCAATGTAATTCAACTTGCGTTTCTGTTTACGCACAACATCTTTGTTTGCTTCGATACCCGAATTCCAGAGAGTGCTGTTGTGTTCACACACTGGGCACTTGTCATTGACGGTAGTCAAACAGTTTTCGATGTACCAACCGCCTGGTCCTTGGAATCCGTGATGAAACACGCGAACCCACGGAAGAGCATCATCGCCATCTACGGCAGGTGCCGGCAGGAAACGGATGATTGCCATACCATTACCCGCTTTGTCAACTTGCGGTTGCCAGAATCGTTCATCATCTTTCGAACCTGCATCACCTGACTGATTTGTTGCTTCGATTGCCTTGGTCAGTTTGTCCAGAGAACGG